GGTGCGACCAAGGCTATGGTTGCAAACTTTGTTGATGTTGCTGCCAGAGATGTATCTGAAGTACTGGCACCATTACCTTCTTTTAACTGCACTACCACAAACTCAGGTTCTGATAGGGCTAAGAAGGCTGCAGACATCAGAACTCTTATAGCAAACAACTATGTAGAATTTTCTCGTTTGCAAACTCAAATGTATCAAGGTGCAGACTGGTATGGCTCTTATGGCTTTTTGCCAATCGTTGTAGAAGCAGATGAAGAGTCCCGCCTTCCACGCATCCGCGTTGACAACCCAATGGGTGCTTATCCAGAGTTTGACCGTTATGGTCGCATTGTTTCTTATACCAAGCGTTATAAGAAAACAATGGCAGAGTTAATCGTAGACTTTCCAGAATACCAACGTCAAATACTTGACGGATATAGCATTGATGATGTTGATTTATATTCTGAACTAGAACTTATTCGTTACGAAGATAAAGACCAAATAGTTTTATATCTCCCAGCAAGGGGCAATTTAGAACTTGCTATTGCGGACAACCCGATGGGTCAAGTAATGGTTCGCGTGGCTAGAAGACCTGGCATTGACGATGAACCAAGAGGACAATTTGATGATGTTCTTTGGGTTCAAATTGCTCGTGCCAGATTTGCACAGTTAGCAATGGATGCTGCTGAGAAGTCAATTAATGCTCCTTTGGCAGTTCCCCAAGACGTACAGGAGTTCGCCTTTGGACCTGATGCAATTCTAAGGACTGCTCAACCGCAGAACATTCGCCGTGTAGGACTTGAAGTACCGCCTGCTGCGTTTACTGAAGCAGAACTTTTGCAAAGGGAAATGCGTCTTGGTGCACGCTATCCAGAAGGACGCTCTGGCGTTCTAGATGCAAGCATTATTACTGGACAAGGTGTACAAGCATTACTAGGTGCATTTGATACACAAGTAAAAACTGGACAACAAATTCTATCTGATGTGTTTGAAGACATTATTGGTCTATGCTTCAAGATGGATGAAATGTTGTTTAGAGGAAGCAAAACTATTGTAGCCACTAGTGGTGGTAGCAAACACGAACTTGATTACGACCCACGTAAAGATATTAAAGGTGACTACTCAGTTCAAGTTCGTTATGGACTAATGAGTGGCTTAGACCCAAGCCGTGCTTTAATTTTCTCGTTACAGGCTTTGGGTGCTGATTTAATTTCTAGAGATTTTGTAATGCGTGAGTTGCCTTGGTCAATGAATGTGACTGGCGAGCAACAACAAATAGATGTACAAAAAATGCGTGATAACTTAAACGCATCAATTAGTGCTATGGCACAAGCAATTCCACAATTTGCGGCACAAGGGCAAGACCCAAGTAAACTTGTTATGAATATCGCTGAGGTAATTAAGGAAAGACAAAAGGGCACTTCTATTGAAGATGCTGTAGAAAAGATATTTACTCCTGAACCTCCACAAGTTGCCCCTGATGAGATGACCGCTCCTGTTGAGCAATCCGTCCCTGCTGCTCCAGTTGAAGCACCTTCAGGGGCTCCTTCTCCTGAAACTGCACCAGAACGTGCACTTCAACAACAAGCACCACCGAACATAGAAACAATACTTGGACAACTAGGAGCGTAAATGGATAGAGTAGAAGCACATCCTGAATATGTGAAACTCTTCCGTGAAGCCATAGATGGTTATGCCAAAGCAAGATTCCCACAAGGTGCATTAACTACAAGTTTAATTTTAATAGCAGAATTTATAGATTCAAATAACGAATATCATCTAGATGCTTTATCTGATGGCAAGACTCCACCTTGGAAGTTAAACGGAATGCTTGCACACGCTACTGACATTCTAGTAACTTCAGAAAATAACTTTTTAGAAGATGAGGACTAATGGCTGAAATTGTATCAGGCGTAGGAAGAATGGCTCGCCGCACAGATAAAAATATTTCTAAGCGTACTACTCAAGGTGCAAAAGATATGCCTTCACAAAAATATGGTGAGCGTAAAACGCTTAATGATTTACAGACATCTGCTCCTATGCAAGGTACTTCTGCTAGAGTTCCAAAACTTAATTTTCCTCAAGCACAACAACAACAAAGAGCAGCAAGAGTTGTTCCATTAACTGCTGAAACTCAATACCCAGACCAAGCACCAGAAACTGGTTTAAGTTTTGGTCCAGGACCAGGACCAGAAATTCTAGGTAGTTTAGTTGAAGAACCAGACACAATTGTAAGTATTCTTTCAAGAATGGCTGGTGCTGTTAACAGTGAAGAAATGAATAGAATTTTAGAAGAAGCAACACTACAAGAGGGATAATGGCTGACGAGCAAATAAAAGATTACTCGGCAGAACTTTACAAAACTGTCATTAAGTTTAATCCTACTCCAACTCAAAAACAAGAACTTGAAGGTTGGACTGGGGTTCAAAATATCAATAAGCGTTTATTAAGTATCTCGAATCAAGATGTTGCTTATAAAGAATTTTCTAAACTAGACGAAGATATTCAGGATATTATTGCTTCAATGAATCCTGATGCTGAATTTACTAAAAGTAGTTTAGAACGCAAAGGAACTATTCGTTCTATTCTTGATGGTATTAGCAATTATGCTCAAGCGGTTACTGGAGTATATCGTGCTGCTCGCGTTGCTAAACAAGAAAAAATTTCTTATGGTGCTGCTTGGGCAAAGTCAAAAGATGGCGAAGCCGTATTTGATAGAGAACGTTTAGCAAAAGTAGATTCTTACTATCCAAGTGCAATTGCAAAAATTGCAAAGATGAAATCTATGGGTAAATCTGATGGCGAAGTTTTGGCTAATATTGATTTATCAAACCCTGAAGAGTTTGCTGCCTTTGAAAATTACCTAGACTTAGAAAATAATACAACATTTAAACAAGCATTAAAAGATTATAGTTCTGCTAAAATTAGCCCTGGTAGAGATGTTGCTTATAGATTATTTGATGTTGACCCAGGTGAATTTGGTTTAAATCGTAAAGCCTATTCTGCAGTATCTGGTGGTATTGATTTAGCACAAAATATTATTTTTGACCCACTAACTTATGTTGCATTACCATTTCAAGCATTTAAGGCAAGTGTTCTTGGCATTACTAGAATTGCAAGAGCAGCAGAAGCGGCTGGAAAAGTTGGAAGCAAAGCATATAAAGTTGCTTTAGATGCAAGAATTGACAAGGCTTTTGACAATCCAGTAATTGGTAAAGCAGTAACACGTTACTTTGATGAGGCTGGAAAGCAAATTGAAAAGTATGCTACAGGAACTGCCGCTCAAAAGGCTGAAGCATTTTCTGTCTTAAGTCGTCAATTTCGTGAAATTTCACAGCAAAGTATAGAAGAATTTGCAAAGCGTAAAGTATTTAATGCTAACGCTGCTAGAGATTTTTTAAAGGGACAACAAAACTTAGATTTAATTCTTAATGGTAAAAAGATTTTTGGTAGAGATGTACTTCCAACGCATTCAATTTTTAGAGGATATAAAAACGATATAAGAAATTCTCTACTTCGTGTTACTGGAATAGGTCTTGCTAAAGGCGGTGGCACTGCTGCACGTTTAACTGCAGAAACTTTAGAGAAAACATTAGCAAGAGCAGACTTTATTCAAAATGAAGCAGTACGCGAACAAATAATTCAACAATTTAGAGAGTCTGCAAATAAAGCAAGTCGTGCTGGAAGATTTTTTGAAATTGCTCCTAGTGCAAAAAGCATTCAAATTGGTAGAAGTTTTGATAAAGCAACTGGCAGAATGGTTGACAATGGTCTTAAATCAACTAAAGATATTGTTGCATTAGGAAGATTTTCTGGATTATCACGTCCTGACGCTGATGAACTAGGTAGATTGTGGACAAACGCAACAGTTGCTCAACGCAAAAATATTCATAGAGGTTTATTCTTTGCCGTTGCTGACTCAATGGGTATGTTTCAAGGTCTTCAAGGCGACCAAATTATAACCAAGTTAGATAATTTGCTTGGTTCTCAAGAATATGCTTTAGACCAAATAATTAATGCTAAAACATTTAAAACATTACCGCAGACTATGCAAAAGGCTATCAAAGATAGTTATGGAAAAAACTTTAAATCAGCATTAGCATCTAATACTATTAGATTTAATCCATCAAAAGTTGCATCTAATAAATCAACTGCTGCAATGGAACATCAATTATCTTTTGAATTAAAGACTCCAGATTTACGTGCCCTACAATCAGAAATTTATAGTGACAAATCTTTAAAGATACGTTCAATGGGTCAAGTGTTTAACAATAAATTTACTGAAGGTATTGTAAATGCTTGGTCATTTCTTACATTAGTACCTCGTTTGGGTATTCGTTCTGCTATTGAAGAGATTATGCTCTTTGGATTAATAGCAACACCAAAGACTCTTATCAATTTAATTAATTATGGCTTTAGAAGTAGCCGTGCAGTAAGAAGAGTTTTAGATAGTGATACTAGATTCTTTGATAGCAAGGGTGTTGGTGCACCTACTCGTGCATTTTACGCTATCTTTAAACCAGGTTTAACTAAAAAGTTAGTTGAAAAAGCCAATGCTAATCCAACTGCAGAAAATGTAGCACAAGTTATTGGTGAAGCAAGTATTGCTGCTAGAGGTAAACTACCTTTTGTTAAAAATGAACAGCAGTTCAGGGACAATATTGAAGACTTTTATAAATATGAGTATGGCAAGAAAAGTTATGAAGAAACAACTATGTCTGCTACGCTCGGAACTAATATTAAAGGTGCAGCCTTTAAAGGATATGGTTCTCAATCAGAAGTATCTAAGATATATGGCAATGTCCAACAATTTAGTTTAAATCAAAAGAAGTTTCAAAAGTCTTTTGTTGCTGAAGGTAAAGCAGTACCAATTAAATTGCAGTCAGAACCAGATGCATATTATATGGGTTTGGCAATGGAAATGTACAAACGTGCTGCATTAGGAAATACAAGCCGTATTGCTATACAAAATATACAAGACCCTGCAAAAGCAATAAGATTAATTAAGAAAGAATTAGATACAAACAAAACCTTAAATGATTCTTTCATTAATAGTATGGGACAGGTAGTTGATTCAGGCCAATTAGCCACATCTATATTCTATTCAACTCGTCAAGTATTTGTTAATAGTTCTGATGAAGTTAATATGAATTTAGTTAAATTAGTTTACAATAATGGTAAATGGACACCAGATATTGATATGACTAAATTAAAAGCAATTGCTGCTGATGATTTACCATCAACTTTACTAACTCAAAAATGGGTTCCAGTAACAGAAAACTATGGCGGATGGTTTAGGGCTATTAGCCAAAAGGGTTATGACTGGATGGACCGTCAGATTGCAACTCTTACTAGAGAACCAATCTATCACGCTAACTATCAATTCTATCGTAATGAATACAAAGTATTTCAAAACGCTAGAAAACAACAGTTATTAAAAGAAGGCTTTAGTGAACAAACTGCAGAAAGTTTATCTAGACAATACGCAAGTAATTTAGCCTCGGATTCTGCAGCAAAACGTACTTTAGATTACGTAGACAATCCTTTAGTTAGAACTAATCTAGCATTTAATATACGTAACTTTGCACGTTTTTATCGTGCAACTGAGGACTTTTGGCGTAGAGCATATCGTGCTTCTACAAAAGATATGCAATCTATAGTTCGTTTAAGACTTGCTTCACAAGGATTAGAGCATTCTGGATTTGTTCACGAAGATGAAAACGGAGAATTATACTTCGTGTTTCCTGGTGATGATGCTATTTACAATGCCGTATCTATAGCACATAGATTTATTGATAGTAAATCAAATCTAAAAATACCAATGCCTTTTGAGTTTACTGGTAAAATTAAAATGATTTCACCATCGCTAGACCCAGAATCATCTATTCCAACATTCTCAGGTCCTATTGCTGGTATATCAATGGTTGTATTGCAGCAGCACGCACCAAACTTCTGGGGTATTAGAGACAATATCTTGCAGGTAACTTTAGGTGAACGTGCTAAAGATTCTACTTATAGAGATGTTGCACTCCCACCAGCCGTAAAAAGATTCTTGTCATTCTTAAACAAGAACGACCTTGATGGTGAAATGGCATCTGCCCAAAGAGTTGCTTATACAATTCTAGTAAACAATGGACAAGGTTTAAAGGTAGATGCAACTCCTGATGAAAAGAAAGAGTTTGAAGCAAACTTAGAGGCTTTAGCATCTAATATTTTAGTTACTAGATTTGTATTAGGTTTAATTTCTCCAGCATCTCCAATACTTGGCAAAGGTAAAGATGTAAGTGCTGAACTTAAAGAACAAGGCACTGTTACCTGGAAAGATGAATTCTTTAAAACAGTAGATGAACTTGCTGTCCAAGGTGTAGAAGACCCATTCCAAGAAGCAATTAATAGATGGACTAAATACAAGCCAGGTATTCTTGCTTATACTATTTCTGAAAGCGAACGTCAAACTGTAGTAGCAATTAAAAGAAATCAAGTTGCTGCAGATTGGATTCGCAAAAACGATGACTTAATGAAGAAGTATCCAGAAGGTGCAGCATTCTTTGTACCTAATGTTGCTGGATTTGATATTGATGAATCTAAATTCTTTCAAAGAGAAGGATACTTTGAAAAAATTCCAGTTGAAGATTTTATCATTAAAGTAACTGCAGCATTTCAAGAGAATCAATATTTTGAAATATCTAATCGATGGGATGAAAAAATAGCAGGTGCTGCAGAATCTATTAAGCCAATACTTCGTAGACAAAAAGCAGATGAGTTAAGTCAATTCAAACAAAACAAATATTACCTAGAAAAAGCCTTAGAAGATTTTGGTAGCCAGGCTGATTTTGATGCTGCTTGGGAAGATTTAGGTAGAATCATTGACAATGGTGATGTTCCAGATACTCAAGATGCATCTAAAATTGTTGAGATATATCAATTAACTAACGAAGCATATAACATAACAGACTTAATGATTGATGGCACTAAAGATGCTGACATTAGAAAGAAACTAATTCGTAAAGGTGCATACGATAAGGCAATGCAAATTGCTGTTGGTAATCCATCTTTAGAAAAATTAGTTGATAGTATTATTAAAAAGAAACTAGGAGTTCAATAAGTGGCAGCAACAAACGTCAGAACATCCTCATATGATAGAACAATTGGAACCAGTTTTGATGCAAGTAATCGTGGAGTAGTAACAGAAACTCCAAGAACTGGTGAATATTATGTTGACACAGATGATAAAGATGTTCAATATAGGGTTTATGATTCTGTAAATAACACATATCGTTGGATTACTAAATCAGGTTTCTTTAATAATCTTGCTAATAATCCTGCAGCAATTGAACAATATAAAAGATTTTTAAACTATGATGTTATTAATGGTCTTGCAGACCCTGATTTTCTTCAAGATATGGAAAAGATTCAGGGAGAAATATCTTCTAGTAACTTCTTATTAGAAGGTGCTGGGCAAGCAGGGTTTAGTATTGATACTTACCTTGGTAGTAAAGCAAAAGGAACTGGTACTGGAGTAACTAGTACTGCTACAGTAACTGATAAAAATAGGGCTGCTGAAGAATTACGCACCTTGGCTAGGGAATATCTAGGCGATACTGTAAGTAAAAGACTAACTAATAAAGACATTAAAGCATATGTTACTCAACTTAATAAATTAGAACGTACTCGTCCAACAGTTGCTAGAACTGGTGAGACTATATCTGGTGGAGTTAGTGCTGATGAAAGAGAACAACTAGCACTTAAATTTATTCTTAAGTATGCAGACAATGTACCTCA